CGTTAGTCATTCACATATTTCCTTATAAGGAATCATCATCATTTATACTTACATGCTACAGTAAAGAATCGGGTTTGTCAAGGGCTTTTCTATTTTTTTATAGCAATTGCGCCAATAAACATATGATTCTGCCAGAATGGCTGTACCTCTTCAAACCCTGCCTCAAACATCATATCAGCAATTTCATTCCAAGTGTTTGGTTTCAACATACTTCTAAGAGTTCTCTCTTTATCCATAATATCATCAGTAGAGAATGTTTTTCTCTTATAGTCATAAAAGTTAAAAGTGAGCATATCTTGAAAGTTTGCATTCTGACATACAGTTTTTTCTGCAAAAATAAAAGCGCCACCCTCATTTAGGCCACTATGAATTCTTTGAATAGTATATCTTCGATCAATTTTAGACATAAACTGTAGAGTAAATATAGATGTGATTAATGAGGCATTTGCGAATTCGGTATCCCTAACATCCATGTGTCGAAAGTCTACAGCAGCCCAAGGATATTCGCTATTAATATGGGCATGTCTTTTTTGCATATCCTCAGCAAATCCATCTGCAACCTCAACTCCAATATAATTGGCTGCCCAGCAAAAATCCTGATTTGCCTCTAACATGCGTTGAGTCAACTTACCAGTTGAACAACCAATATCATATACATTGGTGTTATCTTCTACAAAATATCTAGACATAGAAATTACATCATCAAGCAAATCTCCATATCCTCTGATACTTTTATCAATATGTTCATCAAAACCTTCTTCACGATGTGCGAATGTAAAATCAGCCATTATTCAATCCTTTCAATACATTATTATATACAGATTCTGCAATGTGTTTCATCATTATTGGGGGAACCATGCGTCCAATCCGTTCTGCTTTTTGATTCCATTTTCCAGTGAGTTTAAAGTCATCTGGAAGTGACATAATACGCTTTAATTCGCCGAGGGTCAACTTTCTAGGTTCTGCCCAATGGAATGCACCAGCGGTAGTATCGGCACTCCCCATAGCGGTTAAGGTCGGTGCTGGAGCATATTGTGATACCCTTTTGAGATTGAAGTGATGTCCTTTCGGATGATAGTCGCCTCCAGTCAGAACTTTTTCGGGATCGATGGGCATAATACTACCAGTTTGTTTCCAATATGCAGTATTAGAAAACTTTTCTGTTAGATATGAAACTTCATCTTCGTCATACTCCAAATCTATTAGTGCGTCTTTCAAAGGAATAGTTGTTAAACTAGGTTGGGGGAAAACAGTTTGAATTGTCATAAAATTTAAGCCGACTTGATCGGCAATGTCTTGCCTTACCCCAACAAATATACATCTGGTTCGAGTCTGAGATACTCCAAAATATCTACTATCTAATACTTGATATGAAACATTATAACCAATCTCTTCAAATTTATTTAAAATCTGATTAAGATAATTCTTTGCCTCTCCAACAGTCAATCCTTTTACATTTTCTGCAATAATTACTTTAGGGCGAATATCATCTGCAATACGCAAAAAATCAAAGAATAGGTCTTCAATATTTTCTACGATCTTTCCATCTGAATATTTTTTAGTCTGCCCCCACCCATCAGAATGTTTACCACTTTCTTTGCGTGTCATTACATTACCATCAAAATCAAGATATTCCGTTTCAATACTATTGTGAGATAGTTTCCCTGCAACAGAAAATGCAGAGCATGGTGGCGAACCATCCAGAATATCTATCTCCCCGACTTTTACTCCAGCTGCATCCAAGAAATGTTGCCCAGTCAATTCTTTAATATCGCCAGGCAGAATAGGTGTTTCTGGATAGTTTTCTTTATAGGTATTACACGCCTCTTCTACAAACTCATTTACTGCAAGAACTTTACCACCAGCAAGACGATAACCAGTGGAAGATCCACCCCCACCGGCAAAAGTTGAAATCACTTTAAATTTGTTCTGTTCAGATGCATCGTATACATCTTGTAAATTATATGGTTTGTAAATCATCTTAAAAATTCCTCTAATGTTGGTGTACTATTTAGCACGTACCAATCGCGGCAAATATCCATAACTCTTGTCCTATTTCTAAAATTAATCTCATTGTTATCGATTAATGATTCGAATAGCTCTATTATACCAGAATTTATCTGTAAGTTCAAGTGTTTTTTTACATTTCCTATCAATTTAAATTGCTCGAAAGCATTTCGAACATGGTGTTTCTCAGATGGTTTGTTCAATTGCTCCCAAGTATGCATATAGAAGAATGCCTTTACAGATTGATCTAGATATGGAACAATAAGTTTTTTATCGTGTTGCATAGAAACTGCTTTATGCCAAGGATAATTCGCACATTTGTCTGGACGAAAATAATCTTCTCTAAATTCATCAAACAACTCTTGAGTATGACGATAATGCATCATCGCTTTTTTAGAAATTCCATAATATCCATCTGCTGCCCAACCAGAAAGAACTTCTGTTTGTTCTATTTCTGGATAGACATATAAAAATGGGTATGTGCATTCATACGCAGTCTTCTTTTTGCAGCCAAGTTGTGATAGTTTTTTAAAATCCGATATAAGATTTTTTGTCGGAATAGTTACTCCAGTAAATTTCCAACCAAATATTTCTGATACTTCTTTTGCCTTTTGAAAATCATAAGAAACATGAGTATCTAAATGAAAACTATATGCATGAATTTTTTTACCCACATCAGATGCAGCAAATGCCACTGAGAGGGAGTCAACACCCCCACTCAGCAGCACAGCAACTTCATTATCTTTTGATCGTCTTTCGACAACTTCACATAATATATTTTTTATCATATGCTTTCTTTTTGATTACTTTTCAAACAATTCAGCAAATATATTCTTGGGTTGCTGTGATTTTTTAAGGACATTATTACTACGCAACCACAACTCTAGTAACTCGTTTGCAGATACACTTGGGTTGCCCACAGTATTATATTTTACACTATCATAATCCAGATTTTTAAATTCATCTACAATGTTAGGTTGGTGTTGTTTTATAAAAAAATGACTTGATGGACTGTATTTAAGAATATTTCCAGTTTTAACGGTTCCAGCACCACCACCTACTCGTTGAACAGCAAAATCTGCCTTTTCGGGATTTACAATTTCAAAATAATCTTTAAATTGTGAAAATTTATGAATTGGAATTATTTTTCTTTTTTCTTTTTTCCTAACCCATATCTGCGCGGCGCACCAAACATCATATTTATTATTATTAAATAAAAAACTATTATCTGGTACTGTTTCATCATAAATCATATGAAAATCTAAACTAAGCCTGTTTAATATACTTGTTTTTCTAAAAGTCCTAGGAATAACAAAACTAATCGACTCGCTAAAAGAGGCCGCATGATTAAAAAAATCAATAGCAAGGCGTGAATTTTTTCCAAAAGGAGGATTTCCAATAGTATGAATTTTACTATTGGGGTTGCTTGGTTTCCACTCAAAAAAGTTTTGTTGAATAATTCCAATGCCTTTTGGATCTAAATCTAATCCTATTCTTTTATCTGGATCCATTAGATTATAAAAGTTTCCCGAACCAGCACTTGGCTCTAGTAATATGTCCGCGGCAGACAGATCCACATGCTGTTGAATAGTATCATAAAAAGTTGCAGCATAGTCTGGGGATGTATAAAATTGATCAAGCTGCTTTGCTTTTGAAAGTTCTTGGTTTACTTTTGACTTCATATGGTAGTTCAATTCCTCTGTAATTAGTTTTGTAAACAGCGTGTGGTACGCCAATATTTATTAGTGAATCGATTTTAATTCCAGCCTGAGTTCTTCGCTGCTTGTCACTATCAATTTTTGCGTCAATTGAAACAATTCCAGAATTAACACTGTTATAAATTTCACTGCGTCGATCTTTCCAAAGTTTTTTATTTTCTTGCTGAGCTTGCTTTCCATAAGGAATAGATTTAACATAATCAACAAATGGATTCATAATTTCTTCGTTCAAGTCGCCAAACATTTTATTATAATACTCAGGAGTCCACTTAAATTCATAGACAAGAACAAATTTTTTATTATATTTATCAACTTGATTCCATTGACCAATAATTAATTTAAAAGAATTATTTTTACATTCCTTCATAAATCTTATAAAGTCACCGCAACCAACCCCATTGCCACTGGTTGTTTTAACACTTGCATTAAAATCACTTAGAACTCCTTGAACAATGTCCATTACATGTGTATAACCACCAGA